GACTAATATTATTAGCTCTCTCCAGTGCAATGGCTGTTGGATGGCCTATTCAGGGTATGATGGCTCAGCGTTTAGCTTTGCCGGTAATGGTGTACGGATTCAGAGTAGTGGAGGGACTATTGATGGAGTGTATTTAAATGATTGCCGGATTCGGGAGAATGGAGGTGTTGGCGCAAGTATAGTTAGTGGGTCCGAAATCCACATTGCCAATTCAATGATCGCCCAAAATTCCCAATATGCTGACGCAACATACTACGGCCTGTACGTTGATACCGACGATTGGTCTATTGTGAATAGTCGGATCGGGAACTTTGCTAGCACGCTATCTAATGGGCAAGCACATGGTATCTACCTGGAAACTGGAGTAAACCGGTTCCGAATCATTAACAACGACTTTCGGGATAACAGCAGCAGAGCTCTGTTCAATCTCGACAATGCTGGGGCGGATCGAGTGATCCGTGGGAACACGTTCGTCAGCCAGACATTTGCTACCTTACCGACCGTAGATACAGACAACTCTCTTTGGTGCACCGATTGTAGCACTACCCAGCCATGCTCCGGTGGCGGCTCCGGTGCGTGGGCGCATAGAGAGGATGGAGGTCTTCGGCTGGCAATGATGCATATACGTGCACGCTTACACCTACATTATCCTCTTACACGGCAGGCATGGTTATCAGGCTCAATCCGGACGTGAACAATACTGGAGCAGCGACGTTGAACATTGACGGTCTTGGGGCGAAGCCGATCAAGGTTCTCTCGGCAGGAGCGCTAGCAGATCCCGCCGATAACGCGATTGACGCAGATTGGATCTATACTCTGATTTACGATGGAACCAACTTCCTGTTACAACCGGGAGGGTGAATGATACCCTGGTTCAGCAATGACATGAACTTTTGGAAACGAATGTTTGGAGGTAAAAGGGAGATGCCGGAACTACCGGAGATGTTTCAACCGGACGCTTTGCTCCAACAGGCCTACCGGGCCATGTTGGACTATGTTGCCCGACTAAACCGTAATTTGATTGCTCAGTACTACCAAGCTGTAGCCAACTACAACGCAATGGCCAAAATGTACTGGAGCAACAAAGCAGTCATGGCCAAGGTTTCGGTGCCGCAGGTGCCTCTTGGCTACGACGTGGAAATGGACAAGAACGGCGTTCGCATTGTTCGCACCAGCCAGCCCGTCTGCGACCCTCTGCCCTTGTGGAAGCACGAAGAGCAGCCTGAGGGCCAGGTAGCGTTTGGGCAGGAAGTGGACTTCCCTGTGAAGGGCGGTTACCAAGCCAGTACTGTGATTGGGGGCAAAGTGAAGACGTCTACTGTGGCACCTGGGACTGTTGTCGAGCATGAGGGAAGGAAGTACAAGCTCCAGCGCTTCAATGTCCCGGTCGGCTACGTTGCTGTTTGGGTCCCTATGGAGGCGGAAGGATGACGCCAACACAAGTTTTAGCTGCCATTCAGGCTTTGGCTACGGCCACTGCCGAAATGTTCAAGTGGCTCCAGACGCCGCAGGGCCAGCAGGTGGTGGAGCAGTCCCTGAAAGATCGCCAGAAGTGGGACGAGTTCTGGCAACAGGTTGGGAACGCCCTTCACGATCTGTTCACGGGGAAAATGTTCGCTTGGGCAGAGGCAGTAGGAGCACCGTCGTGCACCCTACTGCCTCACGTGTGTCGCCCATTGCGGGAAGACCGAATTTTGTTTTTTGGCACGGAGCAATGGCGTGCTTTCCTAGCTTCAAGTCGCTTCGTTCCGTGGAACATAATGATCAAGGAGCACGCGCCCCTTGGCCGCAAAACAGCTTTCAGGGGCTTTCGGGAGGACACCCCTTTTGCTGCTTTGCAAACCGTTCTTCACATTGACCCATACTACGGCTTCTTCATCGAAGCTCTTGTGGTACCGGCTCCCCGCCCTCATCGGCAAAAGAACCAAACGGACCAGCCCTTACCTCATCCGAAGGCTTTTGGCTCGTCGGGGCATTAAGGCCCGAAAAGTGTAGGGCAATGGTATAATGGGAAGTGTTGGTCGCTGGTGTAGCTCAATTGGTAGAGCGGTGGGTTTGTAACCTAGGGGTTGAGGGTTCGAGTCCTTCCACCAGCTCCAAGTTTTGAGGAGGAAAGATGATTGCTGAAGGAACAAAGACCGTCTCCAGTGCTGGTACAGCCGAAAGACTTTCAGCGACTGACGTGTACGTCTTCTGGTTGACCATTCAAGCTGACCCGTCTAACACAGGCAACGTGTATCTTGGTGGGGACTCAGTCTCTTCGTCTTCCGGGATTCAACTGGCACCAGGTGACAGTCACCACTTCCCACCGATAAGCCGCTATTACGTCTATAACCTGAAAAACATCTGGATAGACGTGGGCGAAGACGGTGAAGGTGTAAAGTACATTGCCGAGCAGCGCTACTAAGGAGTAGTCCATGAAACGGTTTCTCCTTCTACTTACCCTGGCAGCACTGACTTGGGGCCTAACAGCCCAAATTCACCGAAGCTTCGAGCCTCCTACCCGCCATGGGCGCGGCCTCGCAACAGCTCTCGGCCTCCCCACTAATCCTACCGCCCTCTACACCTTCGGCCCTGACCCCACGCTGGTGCCCGGTGCGCGGTGGTTTTGGGTGGGGTGGAATTTGCTGCGATGGTCGGAGACGTTTGACAATAATTACTGGGCGACGAGTGGTGCTAGTATATCTGCCGATGCCACCCTTGCGCCAGACGGAACCAATACGGCAGACCTAATTGTAGAGGATACGACGACGCCAACCGATTATGATGGCCATGGTGTTTACCATAAACTTGAGACGTCTGGTCTTGCCGATGACACCATATATGCAGCGTCTGTTTATGTAAAAGCCGGTGGAAGGTCATGGTGTGGGCTGGAGCTGAATCCCAAGACCCGTCCAAGGACGAATGCTAACAGCGCTTACCTGTTTGTAAATCTATCTACTGGCACAATCGGCCAGACGGGTGCTGGCGGAGTGTCGTATAACGTTTCTGCAGCCCCCAATGGGTTTTATAGGGTGTCGTTCAGTGTTGATGCAAGATCTGGCGGCTATGCTCAGCGCTTCCGTGTATTTGCGACAACCGGAGATGGGGTATGGACTTATGAGGGTGATGGCTCCTCCGCCATCTACATCTGGGGTGCTCAACTCGAAGTTGGCACTTCCCCCACTGCCTACCAAAAAACCGAAGCCCAGCAAACCTTCCATGACTGGTCTGGCAACGGGAACACTGCCGTGCGCGGCAACAGCGAGAACGAGGACACCAACGATCCGCAGTTGGTGCCGAGCAGCCGGAACCTCCTGGCACCGGGGAGCACGGAGGATTTGGAGGACAGCAACTGGACTGCCACGGACGCGAACACCACCGCAACCACCTTCACACCGACAGCGCAGAATGCACAGGTGGTACAGAGCTTTACGACGACAGACGGCGCGCACTACGTTCTGTCGGCCACCATCAGCTCCGCCGGGAACACCTCGCTCCAGTGGGTGAAGGGCGGCAGCACGGCCAATCTGACCGTAACGGCAACGCCGACTCGTTACAGCACGACATTCACGGGCGATGGCAATGCCTGGAATCTTGGCTTGCGCGATCCGAACAGCAGCGGCTTTGGAGCAATCACATTCACGGACATCCAGCTCGAAACCGGAGCCACTGCAACCGCCTACACCAACCCGGCAAAGGAGAGCCTGGTGCAAGGAGCGACGTTTGATGGCGTGGATGATTACGTTGCCTTGCCTGATGAGTCCGCGTTGAAGCCGGATGCCTTTACCGTTATTGCTGTGCTACGGATGCATGATGCTACAGATGGTGAGCCTGTGATTAGTTGGTCTTCTGCAAATTCACGCCCGGCTGTCTACGCAAGGTCACCAGACGACTGGGGCAATCAGAGCAAGCCATTAATCTACCTCAATAGCGAAAACTATTGCTATTTTGCCGAGACTATCGAGACCGAAACCTGGCACGTCTTAGCCGTCACAGTTCCTGGTAGTGGACAGACGGACATAGAAGAGGCCGCCTTCTACCTTGACGGCACGCCCTTGACTATTGACACGGCTTATAGTGCTGACTCTCAAATGTCCAAAGGTCAGCCTTGGCTTGGCCGCGCTGGCGACTACTATGGTCATATGGATCAAGCCCTGATTGCCGTCTACTCCCGCGCCATCCGCACCGGCGAGACCCAGCGAGCCTACCGCAGCATTGCGCGGCTCTACTGGGACTACAGGAGCATTTGCGTGAGCGGCTGGGAATCGCACTGCCAGTCGCCCCCATTGCACACCAAGCTCCTTGCGCCCTGGCAACCCGACGGCACTTGGGCACTGGCGATGCTGCCGAGGAAGCTGGGGCTGGTGCCGGTTTGGAGGGAGGTGCAATGAAACACGATAGACATTGGTACGAACTGTTCATGGTAGCGGCGTCTTGGATTACTCTGCTGTTCGTCATCGTTTTGACTGCTGCCACACTGCACGGACAAGAACTGAAGCCCCTAGAGGCTCCGGCAACCGACAGCGGCTGGACCGCCTATCGCAGGCCGACAGACGCCACGGAACTTGCCGAGAAGCTGAGGCAACTACGGCGCTACTGCGCAGCCGGGCGAGGACTGGCTTTCGGAACACCGGCGCTGTTCCGTGATCCCCAAGGGCGGCTCGTTGCGGCCTTTAGTCATCCGACCTTTGCTGCACCGCACCGAGTCGTCCGGGACGCCGAAGGCAACATCATCAGTGAGAGCGGTGGGGATAGGATCTTGCTGGTGCGTGGCAAGGCTTTGATTGAAGCGGCCAAACAGCTTTGCGCCCCGGCTTTCAGGGACGGACGGCGCGACCGGCGATTCCTGCGGGCATTCTGGGAGCTGGACCAGGCCAGCGGCAACGTGCGCTTCGTGAGGAAGATCCCAGAGGGGCTAAAGCCGGTGGAGACTCCAGAGTGAAGTTTCTTACTAGCCAACTGTTTCCACGTGACACTTTGGAGGCAGAAGCAATGACTTGCCCAAGCTGCGGCTGCTCCGTGCCTTTAACGGCCTCACGATACGCAATCTCCCTCATTGAAGCACTGTGCGACGAGCTCGCTCGACAGCAGCACAAAGACCCCGAAACAAAACAACTACTAAACCAAGCAGAAGCTTTCCTCAAAGGAACCAGAGGTAAATGCATGGGTTGAACGCCAGCTTAGCACAGGCAATCCTTTGATACTGTCCAATGAACGCCAAACTCCAGCAACTGGTTGACGCCCTGCCGTGGAACTGGAAGGATCTAGCGCAGCATCTGGACATGCTGTCGCTACGATGCGAGAAGAAGCCACCGAGCTGGGTTGACCCGAATGATCCGATTGTTCTGGATCTTGTGAAGATCGCAGCAAAGGTTTCAAGGGATCGCAGGCTGAAACCGCTGCCAAACTACGACGAGGAATATCGGCAGTTTGTGGAGCGATTTGAGGAACTGTATGCTAAGGGCGAGATATGACAGGGTCCTGACTGGTGAATTCAAACAAAGCGAAAGTTAGGTATAATAGAGAGGCAAGACTATGCCAAAAGAACTGGAAAGAAAGCTACGTCAACAGGCGAAGCACATGAAGCTTCGCCGAAGAAAAGGCGAAACCCGTAAAGAAGCCGAGGACCGCTACGTTTACGGAACTCTCCGCAAGACAGGCTGGAAGCCCAAGCGTAAGAAGCACACAAAAAAGAAGAAGTAATGCAACTCGCCAAACTAGCATGTATCGCAACAATCTTTGCGGCCACCAGCCTGGCCTGTGAACCAACGCTCAAGCCTTGCTTGGTCACCGCCAACTTCTCGACAAACCTTGAAGGTGACCCGGATACACGCCCCTCCACGTGGGGTATGGCCAAGGCTCAGACATGGACGCTACAATTCACCCCGCTGCCAAACACCCAAGTGGAGATTCTTGAGGTCTCAGGTGACTTAGTGGCATGGCCGACTACTGGGGGCCTTGGTCCGGCAATTGTGGAGCCAGGCCGTTTTGCTGGAGTGCTGTTTGGGCTACAGACGACTGAGCCTGAAGGCTCAACCCGCGCTTTCCCGGCTTCCGACAACACTCTGGTCTACATTCAGGACGCGGTAGCCCAGGAGCCCAGACGCGCTTCTTTCGATCGTCACATCAGGCGTACTCTGCCTGCCGACAACAAAATCATCGTGAAGGTCGCAGTCTGGCTCAACGACACCGGCTACAAAATCCACATTGAACCAACATTCACCATCAAGTACCGTTTCGTCCCCGCCAACTACAAGGGGTGGGGAGTGTTTGGCAGCGGGGTTCAGGAGTTTCGACCGGCCTCGGAAAAGGAGGAATAAATGATGGATAAGCTTCTTAAGGTATTGTCTCCCGGCAAGACAGTTGGGATGAACACGACACTTGGGGTTGTTTTGTACTGGATTTCTCAGATGGAGTTCCAGACGGAAGTGGGGCGGATTGTCCAGATGGTCGTGATGGCGGCTACTGTTGTCGGTATTGCCGTGGTCACGAACCTTGCACATCAGGCTCCAAGTCCTCGTAAGAAATGACTAAGCAGACTAGGGTTGAGAGACAGAAGAAAGCTATTGCAGACGCTGATCTTGTCACTAATTTGCTGGAGCACGCTGGCTGGGTGGATGTAATTAAGCCCAGGCTGGAGGCCAAGGTGAATGAGCTTAGGACTTTGCTCCCGCAACTTGTGCTGAGTTCGGGTCTGCAGGTGACTACAGGAGCTACGAAGGAGCAAGTAGCTGCTAGAATTCAAGGCATTACCGAGGTCATTAAGCTGATTGAGAATATCCTTCGGGATGGAGCTACGGCTTTTGAGGAGCTTAATGCCTTTGGTAAGCTAAGTACGCAGGAGAAGCCCAGATAGTATAATATAGAGGTAACATTATGCCAGACAACGATATCACCAAAAACGAAGAAAGCACTGAGGAAGCGCCGGTTACGGAACCGGAAAACAGTGGTGTAGAAGAGAAGACCGCCCGCGAAAAGATTTATGAAAAGTACTACGGGAGTCAGACAGACTCGCCTGTTGTGAGCACGGAGGGAGCTAAGGAAGAGGAATCCTCGGCTCCGCAGGAGGAGTCTGCGGTTGACAGGGACCAGGAGATGTCCGCGAAGGAGGCCCCGGAGGCTAGCGAGGGTTCGACTGGTCTGCGTAGTGAGGAGGAAATTGCTCGGAAGTTGGCTGAAGTGGAGGCTTTGATCAAGGCACAGCAGGAGGAGATTGCCCGGTTCAAAGCGGCAGCATCTTCTAATGAGCCTGAAGCTCCACAGCCGGTCGAGGAGCAGAAGCAAGAGAGTTGGGTAGAACTTTATCGTGAAGGCAAGTTCGAGGAAGGTGATCGTGCTCTGGCTCGGCGCATTGATGAGTTGAATGCTCAGAAGAGGGCTTCTGAGGCACAAGCTATCATGGCGCAGACAGTCGAGATGCTTGAAGCCAAGCACAGAATGCAGAAGTTTACCGACGAGATTAAGCGAGAAAATCCCCATTTGAAGAATCTTGAGGGGGTTTTCAATTCCGCTATTGAGCGCGATATCATTCGTGCGAAAGAAGAAGGCAAGATTAGGAGTCACAAAGACTTTGCCGATTTCTATGTTGAACGGCTAAAGGCTTATGTGGACAGCGCGAATAATGTTGTTAAGGAGTCCCGCGCCTCTGGTGCCAAAGACGCTACTGTTAGAGCGCAGGAAGTTATCAGTGAAGGGGTAATGAAGCCACAGGAGGTTTCGTCTCCTCGGGTTCCTGAGAAGGGAGAGGAGAAGAAGCAAGAAGTGCCGGAAGACCCCCTCGAAGCTTATATCTTTTTGCGGAGACAACAGGCAGCGAAACGTGATGGGCTAGCAACTTAACCAAAGGAGATGAATTATGGCAGGACAAACATGGTCAGTTGGCTCTCTTGGAGGCACAGGCATCGGCGCGGTTCCGTATCTGTCGGATCGTTTGCGCTATGTGGCGCAGCCGGAGTGGAGACTGCGCAGCTTTGTGGACGTAAAAGAGGCCATTGGCAAAAATCGTGGAGACACCTGGCTTTTTGACAAAGTCGGGAACCTTGCTACGCAGGGTACCACGTTGATTGAAACGGCTACCATGCCGGAGACCAACTTTACGGTTGGTCAGGGTACGGGAACTATTGATGAGTGGGGTAAACTAGGAAAGCCCTAAAGCCATCGGCCCCTACTGATGGAACAGTTCGATGGATGTAACAATGGGTAACCCGCATATGCAAGAGGTTGAGATGGCATACTTGGCAGGATTGATTGATGGGGAAGGAACGATCACCTTGGAAAGATCGGGTAACCGTCGCCTGAACGGCATGATGGGCCTGAGCCCCAAGGTGATTGTAACCAACACAGACCGGGCGATTGTTGACGCTACTATGACAATCATGCGTCGGCTCGGTGTGAACCCCTATGTTAAGGTACAGTCTCCTGCTAAGCGCAAGAAGACTTGCTTTTGGGTTACGGTCAGCGGTCTTAGCAAGTGCAAGAAAGTACTGGAAGCCGTGAAGCCTTACCTGGTTGGCAAGTTGGCGCAGGCTCAGCTTGTACTGGACTTTGTGGAAAGCCGAGGCAATTCGCAGGCTGCCAAAGGCCAGCAGTACAGTGAAGCTGAGCTGCAAATTCTGGATAAATTGCGTGCTCTCAACCATCGAGGCGTGTCAGAGACTGAAGACCACGGACTCCGTTGGAAGCTAGCTTCCAAGAGTCAAATGACAGTCCACTCCGCAGTGAAAGCTGCGGGCTGAGTGAATAGCGTTCCGTACACCCTGAAGATTGATGCTCTTGGGCAGATTTCGATCTCGTCCGTTACTGAGCACAAGCTCAGGGATGACATGGTGGCTGCCCTGGAGAACGGCTGCGGTGACGAGTATGTGAAGACTGACTTCATTGCCGTCAACGTGGGCACTGCTTCAGTGGCGATCACAACTGATGGTACCGCCACTGCTACTGCTTCGGCGGATCTCACTGCCGCGAATGTTCGTTCCATTGTGAACTTCATGAAGCGGAAGAAGATTCCCAAGTATAGTGGTGGGACATATGTGTGCGTTGGCTCGGTGAATTTGCTTGCTGGACTTCAGGCCGACACCGCGACTGGTGGCTGGATTGATGTGAGCAAGTATACTGGTGAATTTGCCCGTAACATTCACAACGGCGAGATTGGTAAGTTTTACCAGACTCGGTTTGTGGAGGAAACTGGGTACTTCTCCAATACCATCGGTAGTGGGAGCGATAACGGCTCCGGCGTCTTCTTCGGGATGGACAACGTTTATGAGGCGGTGGCTATTCCGGAGGAAATTCGCGTGAAGAATTCCACTGACTACAATCGAGACCTGGGCTTGGCATGGTACGCCTTGCTTGGCTTCAAGATTGTGTGGGATTACTCTGCCGACAATGAGCAGCACATTGTCTACGTGACAAGTGCGTAGGGAAAGGAGGAGTAATTATGGCATATCCTGACCAGAAGTATTACACGCGGCAGGTGAACCTGTGGGGCCAAGCAGTGGACTTCGGTACTGCGGGCGGCACGACTGTCAGCTCGACAGATGCTGTGAAGCAGCTTCCGAAGTTCTTCCGCAAGACCAAGGTTAACAAGATCCGTCTGCGCTGCACAACCATTCCGAACGCAGAAGCTACTGCTCTGGTAGCTTCGTTCTTGAATGGGACAGACACGTTTGCAACTGTGACTTTGACGACAGCAACTGCTGATCAGTCTCTTGATGCTACAGTCACTAGTGCAAACGCTGTGTTTGACGCAGACTCTCAGCCAACTGTGAAAATCACTGGGACGGCTACCGCTTCCGGCGATAGCCTCGGTGACTTTGACATTTGGGCTGAGACCCAGGAAGTCTACGAGTAGTAGCCTTGAATTGCTAGGAGCTGGGGCAACCTGGCTCCTAGCCCACTTTCTACCTACTCAACTTGGCGCAAGCCCTTGAGTAGGTTATCACTTGACTTTTGTCAAGGTTTGTGGTATA